CCCGGCGCACCCATCACCCCTAGAAGGCTCCGCCCAAGATCGAACCCCGATCGACCGGTTATAACCCGCACATCAGCGTCCTCCGGATACATCTCCCTGAGCATCCCCGCGCACTCGCGCAGCGCCTGAACGGTGCCAGCAATTGGGAGTACGCCCCACCCCGCAGGCGTGCCCGCCAGCTCATACCCTGGTGGCATCACCAACTCACGACCCTTACCCTTGATGCGCGAAGCGACTTTAACGTACCCGATACGCAATCGATGGTAACCATACCCCGCGTCCATGTATCGACTACACGACTCCTTCAAACGTTGCAACCTCGAATCAAGTATCTTTGGGGTCATGTGATGACTCACACGCTCCGCATCCACCGGCATTCTACGCTTAAACGCCGTAAAATCGAAGATCCAATTCTTGAGGAAGCTGATAACCTCTCCATAATCGCACTCCTCCATCCGCAAGACCTGCCCCGCCTCCACTGACTGCTGCTGTAGCATTAACAACCCCGCCGCGACATCCTGAACGTCCATGACCCTACCTACATCGTCGCCCATGATCATAATCATGAAGGGCACGGTAGGCGGTAACCAATTACATGCCGCGGACGTCACCATGTTCGTACCCGTTGTAGACAGCACACCCGATGCGTTGTACCCTTGCAGGTCAACTACTGACGTGTACGGTTCAGTGCCATACGAGGTAGGCATGCTATACGCCGCCTTACCCGTTTGTGCCTGTGGCGCCGTCGACCTACCAAAAGCCGTTCTGTACAGCGACGTGCCAACTACCGAGATTATCAAATACGACACGCCCATCCCCACATCCCACTGCCCCGAGTTCCGCACTGTAGAAGACAGCCCCATGATCAGCGACGTAAGCGTGTGCTCTGACCGAGCATCCTGCGTCGAAAAATCTGACGTGTTTCCAGCCGCGTTAGACCCAAACGACGAAAAGCTCAAGCCAGCAAGTAGCCCTCCGATCTGTGATAAGCTGCTTTCACCGCCTGCGAGATGCACCGCCGACCCCTCCTCAAACGTACACCCGTCAATGGAAAACTCGCCCCTGAACAAATTCACGAGCGCAAGATACACCTCGTGTAGTGGAATTTGATCTGAAAGCGCGATCATGTAAATCACCCTGATCAGTCGCGTCGCCACCGTACGAAAGGACAGCAGGCCAGGTCGATAACCCTCGTCATCTGGCAACATCACCATGTTCTTAATGTTGACCTGCTCCTTGGCCCCGAACAACCCGATCACGCCCTTCGCCGTAGTCCGATAATCCCTGTCGCTCACGCCTGGTAACCCCAACGCACGCGCTAGCTTCTCGTCGACCTTGATCTTCGCGTTTGGCCCACCCGAAGACGCCGTCGTCGCAAGTTTACGTAGCGTTCGACCCGCGGCGTCCCGAAAACCGACCACATGACCGTTGATCCAGTCTCCCATCTCTACAC